GCAGGTGAACTTAGAAAATGGAGAGCAGTTTCAGCAGCAGAAACAGTTCAAGCTGGAGCTCAACTTTTAGTAAATACAAATAGTGGAGCAGTTACAGTAACATTACCAGCTTCTCCAAGTGCAGGTGATGAAGTTTCATTTATAGATCAAGGATATGATTTTAATACTAACGCATTGACTGTTGGTAGAAATAGTTCAAATATAGCTAATGCAGCTGCGGATTTAGTTGTTAATACACAAGGTGCTGGCTTTAGTTTAGTTTATTCGGGAGACGCTACTACTGGCTGGACATATAGGGAGAAATAATAAATGTCTAATTACGAGGCCACAAAATACGATTTTGATGGAGCTAGCCTTTCAGGTGTTCAAGGAATTGCAACGGCAACTATTATGCCATGGTCTTCTTCGTCAGTACCGTCTGGATTTTTAGAATGTAATGGTGCAAATGTTTCAAGATCAACTTATTCTGATTTATTTGCAGTAATAGGTACAACTTACGGCGCAGGTGATGGTTCAAGCACTTTTGGTCTACCAAATTTACAAGATAATATACCTGTTGGAAAATCTGGTACTAAATCTTTAGCGTCAACTGGTGGAGCAAACACTGTAGCCTCAACTGGAAACGTAGCAGGCTCTACAGCCAATGCAACTTTATCAACAGCGCAACTTGCTTCTCATAGTCATGGAGTTACAGGTGCGCGTTTTACTGGAAATAATAACGTTAAAGGAGCTCAAACACAGCAAATTAATGTTAACACACAAAGTACAGGATCTGGACAAGGTCATTCACATAATATGTCTGCGACCTTTACAGGAGATGCAACATCTGTTATACAACCTTATTTAACAATAATTTATATTATAAAAACTTAAAGGAGAAAAAATGGCAACTAACGCAAATTGGACAGTAGTATTTGATGATAAAATAATTATTAAAAATTACTCAGAAGGTGCTAATGAAGGTGTAGGGCACAAAATCAACAATGATTCTTTTTGGAACGATTCTAAATGGTCAAATATTTGGGCAATTCAATATGTTTCAGGTAATGAAGATTATAGTGATAGTGTAGAATATAGAGATAATACAGCTCATACTTCATGGACGGCAGCTAACTTAGGAGATTTTAAAACTCAATTTATTGATAAATGGGACGCAGCTCATTTATCTGAATTACAATCTAATTGGGATGAAGATAATGCTGAGAGTGAAACTGAATCTGAAAAAATTACTAGATTAGGTGCAAGACCTACGTCTTATTCCTCATAGGAGAATAAATGGCAAATTATGAAGCTACAAGATATGATTACGACGGTGGTAATATCACCGGACTTGTAGGAATTCCAACGGCAACTATTATACCGTGGTCTTCTTCTTCAGTGCCAACAGGTTACTTAGAATGTAATGGTGCGAATGTTTCAAGATCAACTTACGCAACTTTATTTGCAGAAATAGGAACTACTTACGGTGCGGGAGATGGATCAAGTACTTTTGGTTTACCAAATTTACAAGACAACGTAGCACTTGGAAAATCTGGTACTAAAGCTTTAGCATCAACTGGAGGTGCAAACGCAACTGCAAACTCTGGAAATGTTGGTGGATCAACAGCTAATGCAACTTTATCAACAGCGCAACTTGCTTCTCACTCTCATGGTGGATTTCAACTTGGTCTGGCAGATTCCATGTCTACTCAATATTGGCAAAGATTTAGTCAACAACAAAGATCTCCTTCTAGCAATAGCACTGGTTCAGGTGGAGGTCACTCTCATAACATGAGTGCTACTTTTACAGGTGATTCAACGTCTGTTGTACAACCTTATTTAACAATAATTTATATTATAAAAACTTAGGGAGAAATGAACTGTGTCTAATTACGAAGCAACTAAATACGATTTCGACGCCGCAAATCTTACAGGCATTGAATTAATTCCTACTGCAACTATAGTGCCTTGGACTGCTGCTTCTATTCCAACAGGTTTCTTAGAGTGTAATGGTGCAAATGTTTCAAGATCAACTTACGCAACTTTATTTGCAGAAATAGGAACTACTTACGGTTCAGGCGATGGTTCAAGTACTTTTGGTTTACCAGATTTACAAGATAAATGTTGTATTTCAAAATCTGGTACTAAAGCTTTAGGATCAACTGGAGGCGCAAACACTGTAACCGCAACTGGAAATGTTGGTGGTTCTACAGCCAATGCAACATTATCTACGGCTCAACTTGCTTCTCACTCTCATGGATTAGGATCTGGAGGTGGTACACCTGGAGGTGGTAATAACGCTTTAGGATCTGCTCAATCAGGAATAGCTAATAGTAATTTATCAAGCACAGGATCTGGACAAGGTCACTCTCACAACATGAGTGCAAACTTTTCTGGTGATGCAACTTCAGTTTTACAACCTTATTTAACATTAATTTATATTATAAAAACGTAATTTAATGAAGCCACGCTACTATACTATAGCGTGTCCCTTTTTTAATTGGTGATATACCATGTGGATACATAAAATTACTTGGAAAAAATACGATAGATCCTTTATTTAATTTTAATCTTTTTATTTCTTTTTTCTGTTGATCTGTGAAAACTAAATCACCTCCTTCATAATCATTATTAAGGTTAATAATAACGCTAATTTGTCTTGGCCATTTCCACGAATCATCTGTATGAACATTGTATTTTCCTCCAGGTGGATACTTAAGTATATCTATTTGATTTATTTTTTTACTATCTACAAATGGAAATTTGACTTTGTAAAACATGTAAAGTCTTTCAATTTCTAATTTTATTAAATTAAAATAAAAAATATCAGTTTTATTATTAGATTTTAAAGTGTGTCCTTTAACGTTTCTTATATTAGTGTTTACACCCTCTTCGACTGTTAAATTTTTATTAGCTCTATTATCTATGAAAGGAATTATTTTTTTTATTAATTCAGGTTTTATGACTTTTTTTATTTCAACAATATATTCAGTATGATCCATTTTACCTTAACATCATCCAAGAAGTTAAAATATATTTTTCTCCAGATAAAGGAGGATTACCTCTATGTAGATATGGAAATCCAGCGGGCCAAATAACTATTCTTCCTTTTTTTGGTTTTACTCTTTTTGAAAAATGTAAAAATTCTGTTTCTCCACCCTCTTCAACATCATTTAAGTATATACTAAAAACAAAAGCTCTAGGTTCATTATCAAATCCTTTACCATGTTCAATATGCCAAACGTGATAACCTTCCGTAGGTAAGGTTTTTTGAATTTTTAAAGAAGTAAAATAAAAAGGAACTCCATAAGCATCATCAGCTCCTACATTTTTAACATAATGATTCCAAGCTAAATCAAAATTTAACATCATTGTTTTTAACTCTTCCCACCATACATTCATATTATTTGGTGCTGCAAAGTATTGTTGATCTTGTTTTTGTAAAACAGATGCTTTTTCAAAACCTATTCTATTAATAGTATTATTAAATTTATTTTGATCTTCAAATAATTTAATGGCTTTATCACATTCCTCTGAAAGAATGTAATTATCATAAATTCCTATAAAATTATCTATATTAACTGTTTTATCTTTCATTTAATTTTTTTTTATAGTCAAAATGTTTATGTGGAGAAATATTGAATATTAAACTATATCTGTTTTTTTCTTCTTGAGATGTATCAAATCCATGTAGTATGTGAGGTGGAAATATATAATAATCTCCTGGTTCAGGATTTATTTTTAAATTTAATTCAGGAAGTATTAAATCACATCCTTTTGTTAAATATAAGATTCCATGAAGAGAAGGGTGAATATGATAATCTAAACTATCTCCTTTTTTTATTTCATTGCCCCAAGCATTTTCAATAGTATTTTTTTCTAAAAAATGTTCAAATATGTCAGCATGAGTTGTTTGATGTTTATTAATAAGAAAAGTCATAAAATTAATAAAATTAGATTTATTTACAAAATAATTCCAATCCGTCATTCCACCTTTTACGTTTGTATAATTTTCCATTTTTGGATTTAAATTATTTTTTACATCCATCATAAAATTATGAATAAGATCAGGGTAAGGATAATGTCCAAATATAATATTTACTGTTCTTGGATAAGTAATAAATAAAGAATTTTTTTCTTCTGCTAATGGGTTATTTTTATTAAATAAACTAATCATTTTGCGACTTTCATTCTCTGTAAAACTAATATATAAAGCACTATATGCTACAAAAATTAAATTTCAAGCCTGGTTTTAACAAGATGGTCACAGATTCAGGAGCTGAATCTCAATGGGTAGATGGTGATTTTGTTAGATTTAGATATGGATTACCTGAAAAAATAGGTGGTTGGAATCAATTATCTATTGCAGGTGAAACTTTACCTGGAGCAGCACGTGCTCAACACACCTGGACATCTTTAGCTGGTGAAAGATATGCAGCTATTGGAACTTCACAAGGTTTATTTTTATATTACGGAGAACAGTTTTTTGACATTACACCATTAGATACAGCTATTACAGGATGCACATTAACAACTGTTAATGGCTCAAATGTTTTACAAGTTAATAAAGGCTCTCATGGTCTAGAAGTTGGAAGATATGTAACTTTA